ATTCTTTTGGTTGACTTAGCGATTGAAAAGCGCAGAAAACGAAAGTCAGAATATAGTAGACGGGCATACTACTCACCAGAAGGTAGGGTTAAAGAAATATGCAAGTCTGCAAAGCGACGGGCGTTGGGCAAAGGACTTCCTTTTAAGCTCACACCTGAGTGGGTAGCAAAGCAGATTGATAAGCAGAATGGCTGCTGCGCTATGACTGGTATTGAATTTGTCTATGAACATGACAAACGATACAAAAGGCATCCATTCTCACCGAGCCTTGATCGTATTAATAATGATAAAGGCTACACGACTAGGAATGTTCGGGTCGTGTGTACTATGTACAATTTTTGTAGAAACACTGCGCTCGATGAAGACGTAGAGTATTTAGCCTGGCGACTTATCCAACATAAGTATGACCAGAGCAAAATACGCAATAAAAAATAAGCACTGCTTATATTAGAGGTTGTGTATATGGAGCTGTCACCAACCGCATTTGAAGAAGCGGGTGACTCGATACCGCGTTTAACGCGCCAACAAGAACAGTTTGTGCGCCTTTATTTACTGAATTACCCAGTAAAAGAAGCCGCCGCCACTGCGGGCTATGCCGCAGGGTCCCATACATCGTTGTTAAAAAGCCCCGCAATCCAACGCGCGTTGGCCCATTTTCGAGACAAAGAGTTCGAAAAGATTGCGGTAACAAGAGACAGCATCACCAAGCTGTTTTTTGAGGCTCACAGGAAAAGTGGCAGTTCTACTGAGGAAGTAGCTGCATTACGCGAGATTGCCAAGATGCATGGTCTCTACGAGCCACAACGCATCCAGACAGTAAGCGTAAATATTAAGTCAGAGCGCCACATCGAGGGTGCCAGCGACGCTGATTTGTTAAAGCTAGCTGGTTTTGGTGATGCGCATATCGACCCTGAAGCTGTATTTGAGGGCGAATATACGGAAATAGGTGATGGCAATGGAACAAGCGCCGACTAAACGCTGTGTATTTTGCAACGAACAACGTCCGTTGCACCTCTACGACGAGTTTAAGCAGCCGAGCCTTTGCCAAAAGTGCAAAAACTTGAGCCAAATGCGTCGATTTGAGGGTTTGGCTAAAGATCCGGCGGCCTATGCCGCTTATATGCGTCAGAAAAAGGAAGAAAGACAGCAGGCCATGGAAAAATCGGCCAAAAATTTGCGTCAAGAACAGGTGAAACAGTTGGAAAAAGACACGTTGGCCAAACAAGATCGCGGTAAACAGCCCGATTTTACGACGGAATACGGTGAATTTGATGCCAAAGCCGCAGCGCAGGCTGAACTGGCTCGAAGAGAACTGGCCCGACGCCACCTTTTACCCTTTGTACAGCGTTTTAATGACCAATATATTCCTGGATGGGTGCACAAAGACATCTGTTTACGCCTAGAAAAGTTCTCCCAGGACGTTGCTGACCAAAAATCGCCCCGATTGATGCTATTTTGTCCTCCCCGACACGGAAAATCGGAACTGGCGTCGAAAACTTTCCCCGCCTGGCACCTTGGTCGCCACCCAAATCACGAATTTATCGCCTGTTCTTACTCTGGCTCGTTGGCCATGGGGTTCTCGCGCAAAGTGCGTGGTTTGTTGCGTGATCAAAACTACAGTTCCTTGTTCCAAACGCGTCTAGACCCCGAATCCCAGAGCGCTGAACAGTGGCTAACGACCGAAGGCGGTGGTTATGTAGCCGCTGGTGTTGGTGGTCCGATCACAGGTAAGGGTGCCCACATCCTTGTAATCGACGATCCGGTCAAAAACCGTGATGAAGCTGAGTCAGCCGTGTCCCGTCAGAGTGCAAAAGACTGGTATACATCGACCGCATACACGCGTTTAGCCCCTGGCGGTGGTGTTCTGGTGATCTTAACCCGTTGGCACGATGACGATTTGGCCGGTTGGCTGCTCGAACAGGAAAAAGACGGCGGTGACGCGTGGGAAGTGATCAAATACCCAGCTATTGCCGAGGAAGATGAGAAATTCCGTAAAAAAGGCGACCCGCTGCACCCTGCACGATACAACATTGAAGCGTTGATGCGCATTCAAAAGGCCGTTGGCCCGCGTGATTGGTCTGCTTTGTACCAGCAAAATCCTGTTGCTGATGAAGGTGACTACTTCAAAACTGACATGTTCAAGTATTACCCCCAACATTCCCTAAAAAACAGGAAGTTGAAGGTGTATTGCGCATGGGACTTGGCGATTGGTAAGGGCGACCGTAACGACTACTCAGTGGGCGTTGTGGTAGGCATCGACCAGCAGGACAAAATGTATGTCATGCACGTTGAGCGGGGCAAATGGGACGGTTATGAGCTGGTAGAGAAGATACTCGACGTATATGAAGAGTTCGAACCGTCCATTGTGGGTATTGAGCGCGGCCACATCGAGATGGCGCTTGGCCCCTTTATGGAGAAGCGAATCCGCGAGCGTGGCCTGTACCAAATGTACGTTAAGCCGCTAAAAGTCGGTCGTAAGGACAAAGAAGCGCGTGCCCGTGCTATTCAAGGGCGTATGCAGCAAGGGATGGTGTTTTTCCCTAAATTTGAAATTTGGAGTCCTGGGCTAATCGCCGAGATGCTCCGTTTCCCCAACGGTGTGCATGATGACCAAGTCGACGCACTAGCCTGGGTTGGCCTAATGATGGCTGAGTTTGGCACCGTAGTAGATAAAAAAGAAGTACAACCCTCTTGGCGCGACAAGTTGCCAGGAATGGTGGCCTCCAACAAACGTAAATCAGCGATGAGTGCTTAACTATGGCAAAGAAAGAGAAACCCGACACTCTCAAAGAGGGGCAAATAGTCGACACGAACTGGAGCCGTTATAAGCGTGCTCGTGATTCGGGTCATACAGATTATATTAAGATGGCGATGAAGTGCGACCGGTACTATCGTGGCGATCAGTGGGATCAACTAGATATTGACACGTTGGACAGTGAGGGACGACCTCATCTAACGATCAATACCATTTTAAGTACGGTGAACACCGTGCTGGGGGAGCAGGCCTCTAGACGCGCAGATACGCAGTTCAAGCCTCGACGTAAC